GGATTCATCCTGGGAATCCTCCATGGGTTGATGCAACCTGGATATTCAGTTCCGGTAGTCCCGAACTTTACTCAGGGAAGTTTGACTCAAAAAACAGAAACGACTTCTGTTGTTACTGAGGTGATAAATTCAATGGATTACAACACAGGCTACCAATATTCCGTAACTGGCACTAATATACAGAACACAGGCAACAGTATTGCTCCCTCCACCACTTCAGGCAATAGCAATACTATTAATGGTGTCACCAGCACATGGACCACACTCGATGCTGCCAACAAGCCAAGCTGGTCGATCGTCGACAACACCAAAGGATTTCAGTTCACGGAAACTCTGCAGGCTCCGGGGCTGTCAAATCATACGATTATAAACAGGACCACCGAGATAAGAAGCGTCACGGAAAGTACATCCATCTTCTCACAGTAGGTGTACTTTCTTTATTTGCTAATCCTTCGTTGGCTGGTGATGTCGGTGGCGTTAGTGCTACTGCTAACCCTATTGCAAATAGTAGTGGGAGTGTAACAAATCAAGCTATACAGGTTTTACAAGGTCCTTATATAACTAATACATACGGCGCAGGTATTCAATGTCAAGGTCCCACGTTAAACGTGACGCCATTTATGACAAGAACTGGCTCATATCAACAGCCATTTGAAGATTATTATAATGATCCTGTTTATGACACGAGCGACCTAAATAACGATGGAGTTTTAGACAATCCAGGAAAAATTTTATACCACAAACCTATAAGAACTGGTCAAAAAAATAACTTTAGTTGGAACGGAGGTTTGTCAGCTACCTTATCAATACCCCTTGACCAGGGGCTTCAGAGGAGATGTAAGCAAGCAGCCGATGCTCAAATAGCAATTCAGGAACAGCTATTGGCAAATCGGAGATTGGACTTTGAGATTGCCAGGCTAAAAAATTGCGGAGAACTCGCAAAAGCTGGTATTACTTTCCGACCAGGTTCTGATTTCGCACGGATTTGTGCGGACATTGTGGTCAAAATGCCCAATGAGAGTGTAGCTCCACATGTGCATCCTATTTCTGTAGGGACCTTCTCAGCTGGAGAAGAGCCCGGTTCCGATCACGCTGGGCAAGG